ATCATTTTCTGAGCATAAGCATTTACATACATCGCTAGCCGGCTATAACTATCATCTATGACCTTTTGTAGTTTATCTTCACTTGCCTTATGTAAAAAATCAGTTATCTGCTGTATAGATTTTCCTTTACAAACTTTATTAACTAAATCTTTCATTGTTATATAAATTGAATCTGTATCACTAGCAACTACATAATTTTTATTTTCAGTACCTAATACTTTATTCATAAATTTATTAACATCATTTTCAACCCAACGAATTGATAATTGCCCACCTAAAGTAATTGCCTCTGCTTGTCTAACATCAAAATATCTAAAATATTGATTACCTATAGCACCATAAGCACTATTCAATGCAATCTTTTTTGCCATTTGAATATTATAACACCTAGATATTTCATTTTTATAAATTGGATCTTTTGTTTTTTGATATTCTATTTTTGCTTTAATTGATTGGTCTTTAAATATAACTCTTTCACTATACATTTTCTCCATTAACTCTGGAAGAAAACCTTGTTTATCTTTTCTGAACATTGCACCATTAGGAGCAATAGTTATATTTTTTTCTTTTGCAAAATCTAAATTTGCTTTTTCATTTAATACTCCATCAACATTTATGCCGTGTGTCTGAACTCCAACAAATGTTTCTGGTGAAATATTATACTGCATTATTAAATGTGGATACAAACTATTCAAATCAAAACTTACAATCCAATCGTGCATACCTAAAGCAGGATCCTTAACATACGCACCTTCGTATTTTGTATCTTTATCGTGTTCCACTCTTGGTGGAATCATTATATTCTTTTTCCTTAAATGGTTATAAATTAAAGTATCCCAACATCTAACTTGACTAAACACATCTATATAATTTACCCGAGACTCATATGCCATCGTTAAGCATAATTCAATTAGACGCATTTTATCCTCAAGTTTATCCACTAACTCTACATCTTGGATATTATATTCTACAAATCTTTGATAGTCTTTGGTATAAAAATCTTTGAAAGTATCATATGGATTTTCAACCTTCTCTTCCCCTAATTCTATTCTGGAAATATAATTTAATCTATAACTCTCTCTACGAACATAAGTAAATTTTTTATATAAATCAAAAAAATCTAATACGGTAATACCTAACATATTCCAATACTGAACATTTTTATTACCCATTTGTACTCGTTCAGCATTAATATAATTCCAAGGACTCATTTTATTAATAACATCATTATCAAAAATCTTTCTCATACGATTCATTAAATATGGTATATCAAAAAATTTAACATTCCATCCTGTGATAACATCTGGATGATTTTTACACCAGAATTTCATAAACTCTAATAATAAATCTTTTTCATTTTTACATTTTACATAAGTTAAATTTTGTTGTTTGGTTACAAAGTCTCCAGTACCCCAAGTTATTAATTGTTTATTGCTATGATTTTTAACCGTAATACAAATTATAGTTTCATTAGCAGTATCTACATCTGGAAATCCTGCCTCTGCTTCACACTCAATATCTAGCGTAAAAATTTTAATAAACTTTTTATCCCATTCAATATTCTTACCCCACTCATCTGCAATATATTGATATGGATATCTATCCATACCATAGATTTTAAATTGTGGCATTGACTTATAAGTTTCTTTAAACTCTTTTGCCTTGTATATACTATCAAATTTCTTTGGTCTTAAATTAATGCCGTCTAGTGTCTGATATATAGATTGCTCTTTTTGTGGCGTATATAAAGTCGGTTGATAATTTATTCTGCTTAAGAATGGTTTACCATTATTAACTCCTCTTATTAATAATTTACTTTTATGTTCAATTACATTAGTATAAAACATCATTTAATCGCTGAATCCATCTATTGCTTTTGGTTTAAATCTTTCATTTTTATCATAAGGTATATGTACTACTAAACCATCAAGTCTTTTTGTTAGTTTAATTTGACAAGATAATCTACTTGATAGTGTTGCAGTTTTTTCATAATCTAACCAGGCCTGTTCATTACTATTATGTGGTGGGGGACCTATTAAATCTACCCATTCCTTATCAACCCATATATGACAAGTGGCACAAATACATTGTCCTCCACATATCGCTTCTATCCCTTCTACATAAGGCTTAGCAATATACTTTGCGGCCTCCATTAAAGTTCGGCCTTCTTCAACTTCAATCGTTCTTCTATCGCCATTAGGCTGAACAAAGGTTACTTTCATTTAGGTAACCTTTATTTTTTATTTTCAGATATGAATTTGTAAAGTGTTTCTGGTTTTGTATGTTCGTAAGGATCAATGTCAACATTATCTCCACGACCATCTTCAACAAATACATTTTCAATAACGCCGTCATTGACTATAGCAGCGTATCTCCAAGACCTCATTCCAAATCCCTTATCTTCCTTTTTGACTAACATACCTAATCGTCTAGTTAAGTCCCCGTTACCATCTGGTAACATTTTGACTTTCTTAACTCCTAAATATTCTGCCCAAGCATTCATAACAAAAGAATCGTTAACAGAAACGCAAATAATGTCGTCTATGCCTAACTCTTTAAAGTTATCATAATGCTGGTCAAAGCCTGGTAATTGATAATTGGAACAGGTTGGTGTAAATGCACCTGGTAAAGAAAACATTACAACTTTTTTTCCATTAAAAAAGTCGCTGGTAGATTTTTCAACCCACTCATTATTTTCTCTTATCCTAAAAACTACTTCTGGTAGTTTTTCCATAATATACCCTCCTTCAAGTATTTAATTTATTCACTCTCCTGTTTTACTTCTGGAGCAGAAGTTTCTTCATCTTCTCTAGCTTTTTGTTCTTCAGCAAATCCTTTTGCCAAAGTTTCTGAAGTAGATGGTTCTCTTTTTACATCCGTAGATGATTTTTTACCAATGTTATATTTCGCTTGAAGATTCCAGTCCTTCTTTTCTTTAAACGCAATTATTTTAATTTGCGATAAAGGGGCTTTATCTTCCGCTTGTTCTTTCTTAACTATTGATAATAAATTCCAGTCCTGCAATAAACTTGCAACCGTATTTCTTCTTTGTATATCGTTTTGGATTAATGTTGCTTTCTTGCCGTCTAAAGCAAACAACTCTTTGAAATGTACTATATAATATTTACCTTGTTTGTGTAGTATGTGGCAAGATTGATATAAGATTTTATCTTTTCTACTTGCAACACCTATACGAGATAAGGTTTCTCTAATCTTTAAAAAATCGTCTGGCTGTTTTAATGTTATTTCTAACATACTATCAGCAGACCATTGTATAGGTTCTTCACTCATTATTTTTTTCTCCCACCTTTGTCAAGTCTAGTTTTAATTAATTCAATATGTTTTTTTGATAGTATGTCCAAAGCAACCTTAGCTTTTTGATTGCTGTATCCATAATATTCTTTAACATACTCAAGGTTCTTTGGCCGATGTGTTGATATCCACTTACCACCAAATCTCCTTCTCTTTCTTATACTATTTAGAAGAAAATGGAACTGCAGCCGTTTAGCCAGGCCGTGTCTTTGATTCATTTCATTTGCATATAAAATAGTATCCATATGTTGGGATAAACAACGGTTAATAACAAAAGGTGGGTATTTCTTTTCCCAAGTTATATCATCACTATCCAACAAAGGTTGTTTTGAAAAATTAAGGGCGTTTAAATAATCAGATAATTTATACTGATTCATCATAACGGTATCATACAATTGGTACAAGTAGTATGGTATTTAACAATACCCATTACGAATACTGCTATTGCAACAGCATTTAAAAATATCAATGCTCTATCGTGCCATAACATACCTACTACAAACCAACCACTTACTCCAATTAAGTGTAAGTATAAATTGTATGGTGTCACCTCTAAAGAAGTTAACATCATACCTGTTAATATAATTACTGAACTTATCCATTTTATATACCAAGACAAGTCGTGTAAAGGTGTTATTTTATTTACTTCAAATTTTTTTATTTTCATTTTCATTTATTTAAATTGACATTGTGCCATTACTTCAGTTAAACAAGCAACCAAATTAATTTCTTGGTCTGCAACAAAGGCAGATTTATATTGATAATCTGCTATTGTTAAAACTGCTTGAGGCACAGATTTTGGATCCAAATGTTTATATAAAATTTCATAGATGTTGCTGAATAATGAGGACGGATCCTTATCTAGGTTTTGTACAACCCATTTCCTCATATCACCAAATCTTTTTTCTTTTAACATCTTAATCAATTCTTTATTATTGATTTCAGATAAAGATACTAATATGCCACTATCAATTTTACCTCTTACTGAATATCTTTGTAATTCATTTATGGTTCTTCTAAAATCTGGATAGTGTCTTTGTATTAATTCTGCAACTACTTTTTTATCAGCACTTATCTGTTCTTCTTTTAATATAGTCATCAGCCGTTCTAGCAACGCCGTAGCCGTTGATACCTTCTGACCATTAGTAATTCTAAAGTCTATGACGGTACAACGACTATGCAATGCAGGGATGATTTTATTTTTGAAATTACAAGTAAATATAAATCTACAATTTTTATAAAAAGTTTCTATAAAATTTCTTAAAGCAGGTTGTACTGAATCTGGATTCATATAATCCGCTTCATCTATAATAACTATTTTATGTCTATTGGTTTCTTCTAAAGATACGGTTGACGCAAAGTTTTTAATTTGTGTTCTTAATGTATCAATGTGCCGACCTTCATCGGAACCATTAATCATTATATAATCACAACCTATTTCTTCACATAAAGCTCGTGCTACGGTAGTCTTTCCAGTACCAGCAGTACCAGATAATAATAGATTTGGTATTTCTTTTTTGTTTAAAAATTCTGTAAATGTTTGTTTTAACTCATCAGTTAAAATACAATCAGATATTTTCTTTGGACGGTATTTTTCAACCCATAAAAAATCACTCATAATATATTTACCTATGTTTAATTAAAAACAGAATCAGCTTCTAACGCTATCCAATATTGAACTTTAACCTTTTGGTTTTTGAAATGTGCAATTTTCTTTTTAGATAAAACTACATCATAATCACCAGGGATTAATTTCATATTTTCTGTTTTAATAAACGCTTTAAATTCACTATCAGCTTCACCAACAACAATTGATGATTGATTTGAATTACTATTTTTCTTATCTAAAGCTACTAAACTCACTTTACCATTTTTGCCTTCTATTGCAATATCAGGTAGAGATAAATTTGTAAATAGTTTTTTCAAAGATTCATAATTGTTATTCTTCAATTGAAAACAAACAGACAAGTCTGGCATTTTAATTTCTTTTTCAGGTGCAACTAAAGTAGATTTATCAGCAAACGCATATCTAGCTTTTAATGTAGATTTTTCGTCATTGATAGTTAAACTTGTAGTGCCGTTGAATTTAATAACAGGCGATTGAAACGAATCTATCGCTCTCAAAAATTCAGGTAAATCATATACTCCAAATTCTTGTTCTATGCTTTCTTTGATTTCCGCTTTCGCCATAATATTTTTCATAGTAGAAATAGTGTTTAAATTATTTCCTTCTTTGAATAATATGTTTTGGTTTATATCGGAAAAGTTTCTTAAAACATTAACGGTTTCATTTGACAACTTCATTTTTTCTCCTCATCATAATTTAATAATAATATAATATAATGAGCAGCCTTTAATAAATCTGCCCGATTATATCCGTTTTTCTTACCATACCTACACAAATATTTAATTGCATTAGCGTGGCAAAAATCTTTACCTATATTTAAAGTTTTAAATAAATCTTGTACTTGAAAGCCACCTTTACCTGTTGAGTAATGTTGCCCATAAGTACCTTTGATGTAATCTAAAATTTCTTTGGTAATTTTTTCTTCATTATATTTCATAATATATAGAATCTATTATATCAAATATCAATAAAATGTCAATGACCTATTGATTTTGATTAGAACATTGATTAGAACACACATCTAACATTGTTTTAGTATCTGTTAATTCTTGTTTTAATGCGTGTAAATCTGTGTGTAAGTTAGCAATAATGATTTCTAACTTTTCTGACTCGCCAAAGGATTGTACTAATTTGTTTTGAGTTATAGAAATTTCAGTTTCTAATATCTCTAATGCTCTTTCATTTTTAGCAATAGAGTCCATATACTCACCTTCCATTATTTGCCAATGAGTATTGGTACGAGTTAAAGATTCTTCTAATTGACTAATTGAATTTTGTTGAGTTGCCAGAACAGCGATAGACACAATAAAAAAAAGGCCAAACGCAATGTGGACTAACTTTAAGTCCTTTAGTTTCATAATAATCTCCTATTATAATTTATGTTTTACTTATCAATCAATTCGCAAGTAATCTCATCTGCTACTAATCCAGCATTTTTATCATATATCCATACATAAGAAAAGTGAACCTGGTCACCTTTTTCTACGCATTTTTTTCCAAATGATAATTTTGGATTTTGTACACAGCCGACAAGAATCAAACTGATTAATATAATTAATATTTTATTCATATTAGTATTTATTATACTTTAATATAAGAGGTTTGTCAATAAGGCACGCTAAAAAAATAGGGCGATATTTCTACCGCCCTATCTATAGTAAATGTTAATTACTTAACATCTATTGTTTTAAGTTTTCTACCTTCAGGAATTATCTTCTCCATAGATACTTTTAAAAGACCGTCTTTCAATTCAGCGCCTTTGACTTGAACATCATTAGCAATTGAAAAAGACCTTTTGAAATATCTTTTAGATATACCTTTATGTAATACTTCTCCATCTTCATCCTTTTCAGAAGCTTTTTCTTCCTTCTTGGTTTCAATGGTTAACATTCCATCTTCAACATTGACATTAATGTCTTTCTTATTAAATCCTGCAAGAGCGATTTCAATATCGTACTTGTTTTTACCAGACTTAACTATGTTGTAAGGTGGGTAGTTATTAGTAAGAGTAGGTGTTAGATTGAAAAAATCATCATCAAACATTGATTCAAATTGATTAAACATAGAATCAAATCCTATACTTACTGGTCTTAACTTGTTAAAAATAGATAGTGCTTTATTGGTCATATTAACCTCCTTTATAAGCAAAGTTATCTTAATTTAATATTGTAATACCCTTAATGGCATATTACTCTATTATTTATATAAGAACTTTTTTGTGTTTTACAAGCCCTTATTTTATAGGGTTGTTTTTGATTAACTTAATAACCAGGGCACAACCCTAAGCCATCTACGCCTCTACAAGACTTATGAATTGCTTGTAGCATAATATATATATCAGACACACGGCATAGAATCTCTAAATTCTTTTTACTTTTTTACCTTTAATATAAACATATCCAAGATTTTCTTCATTTTTCTTACGAGCTTTAGCAAGAACTTTAGCTCGTTCTTTTTGTTTTTCAACTCTTTTTTCTGAAGGTTTTTTGTAATATTGTCTATCTCTATAATCTTTTATAATACCTGCTTTTTGAACTTTACGCTTTAATACTCTTAAAGCCTGTTCAACATTATTATTTCTAACTACTACGGTTATACTCATTACGCAGCTTTCTCCTTCATAAAAATATCTATATCATAAGCACCATAAGGTTGTGGATTTAAATTTACCTCAACTACCCCAAGTTGCTTTTCAAAATATTCTTTTAAATAAAACTCTCCTAAATCTCCTGCTTTTTGCATTACTACTTTATCTGCTTTCTTTGTATAATCTTTATACATCATTCCAGAATCGTTAGTAGAAAATGTACTAGTACCTAATTTTCTAAATACCTTCATTACATCTTTAGGAAATGTATGTACAAGTTTTAACCATTCAGTTCCGTTATGGTCAACTGGTATATTATACCAAAAATTTTTGAAAATTGGATGTGGACCTTTCAATAATCCATTTGAAGGAAAATACTTATGCGAATCTTTTTCAATCCAATCTTTAACTTTATTTGCTGGCGCCCTATATAATCTACCTTCCCAATTAAATGAACCTGGAAGGTTTTCATCTGCTTTACATAAAAACCAAACATAATTTTTTTCATCCAAATGTTTAACTTGAGCACCTGTCATAGGATACGATATTCTATTTTCCTTAATATAAGGTGTTTGTGTTTTTATCTCAGCTTTAATATGTTTCATAATATAATTTCTATTCTTTCCGTGTAAAAACTTGGGGCGGACTAATAATATCTTATTAATACATACGCCCCAAGCGGACTTACACTATGAATGATTTTTAGACTTTAAACTTGGATATCTCTATCTTCGTTTTCGTCATCCTCATCATCTTCGGAATCTTTTTTATCTTCCTCTTCTTCTTGTATTTGAGATTTCAATTCTTCTTCCTTTTTCTGTTTAAGAATATCATCTACGGAAGCACCACTATCAACTTTACTATATAAATCAACAAAAGATGTTTTAACATCCTCATCAAATCTATTAGTACAAACTGATATAGCTTTCATTTTGTTTTTGAAGATACCATATGCTTCGGCGATGTGGACTAATCTTCTTGTAGATATAATCTCATCAACTCCTCCATCAAAATATGTTCTTCTAATTACATCTGCCCAGGTTACTAAATTTTTAGCAAATTTAACATCTGATTTTCCAGCAGATTTCAGTTTCGTTGAAACTATTTTTTCCTCTGTTTTAGCAGTAGGATATTCTTGTTCAAAGGTAACTGGAAATCTTTCCAGGAACGCCTCGTTCAAAACATTAGTTCCAATAAACTTACCATCTTCGGATCCTTGTCCTTTTGTATTAGCAGTAGCAATTACATTAAACCCAAATTTTGGTTTAACCCATTTGTTAATTTTCTTAACATAGATTCCACTACCTTCAAGTATTGGTTGTAAGCACATAATCTTATTACTTGCCAAATCTATTTCATCAAGTAAAAGAACAGCACCTCTATTCATTGCTTCTATAACAGGACCATTTTGCCAAACGGTTTGTCCGTCTTTCAATCTGTAACCTCCAAGTAAATCATCCTCGTCAGTTTCAATGGTAATATTAACTCTAATCATCTCCCTTTTTGCAACAGCACAAGATTGTGTTACCGCAAGTGTTTTACCATTACCAGATAAACCAGTAATAAAAACAGGATAGAATTTTTTAGATGTTATGATATTTTTAATATCAGAAAAATTACCAAAGTTAACAAAGTCTTTATCCTTACCTGGGATAACATTATCAGTTAGCGAACTAACTATATAAGCAGCCTTTGATTCTGTTTTGTTATTTTCTATTTTAGGTTGTTCAACAACATCTGATACATCACCTTTAAGAGGTAATTTATAAACACCTCTACCAACTTTGTACTTGTCGTTTTTTAACCAAGAAGGATTTTTGATAACCTTCTTTTTAACTAAAGCATTTATTTGAGCTCTAGTGACCGTGTCTTTTTTATATGTTTTGTGTAAAACATCAACAACGGATTTTTGTATTTCATTAAGTTCCATAATATAAGTTTTCTCCTTTCATAATATAAGTCTTAATTCCTATAGCTATGCTATCAGTTTTTATCATAGAAGTCAAGCGTAAATAAGCATAGTAATACATACGGTTTATGCGACCTCCTTGATAAATTTCTGTAATAATACTCTGGAAATCAATCTTTCTTTCATACTATTTGCAAAAATCGTTTTAATTTTTCCCTTTTTCATATCTGAATCTATACCAGATAAATCTGTTTGTTTAACTTGTGTATCTGCCTTAACATAAAAGTATTTGTCATAAGCAGTATTAACATCAGCAAGAACCTTATCTTTATTAAATGTTTTTTGTGCCAATGCAACTTTATCATACTTACAATTAAAGTGCCAATATAAATCTTTATATCTTCTACATAAGAAGAATCCAACTGCCTGTATTCCGTGTCTTTTTTTCAAATAAGTTATTAATCTTCCTGTTAAAGATGTTTTCTGTTCTCTACTTCCATAACCAGTACAAGCAATATATTTGTTATTAAGTTTTAAATAAATGTCTCCGTGGTTTCTCATACCATTTGAACCACCATCAGTTAAAGCAACTAGAGCAACTCTATCTACTTTATAATCATTTCTAAATTTTCCAAGTATTTTATCCATAGCAATTAAAGATTCATCTAAAGGTGTTGAATGCAAACTATATTCATCTGGTGGATTTGGTAAATATAAGTGTGTTAAATCACTATACATAACTTCCCTTCTTCTAGCATAATGGTGATTATAATAAACTCCATATCTATGTAAATTTTTAGCAGAGTTATACATATCAGTTTTTGATTGTTTATGTGAAAACAATTGAACTAACCTTGTTGATTGATCCGCCCCTAATTCTTTTTCTTTATCACTAAATGGATTTAATCTTTTTGGTTGTGTATCTTCCCTAGCACCAAACAATCCACTACTTCTTCTATAATAACTATTGTTCACAAATTTATATACTGAAAAAGGTATATTAATTTTTCTAACAAATAATACTAGGTTGATTAATTGTTCAACCGTAGGTAATAAGTAATTAGACATACTACCTGACCAATCTAATAAAAATATCATTCCGTGATTCTTCTCATTTGGAACTATTGTAATTTTTTTAAATATATCTTCCGCAAATTTATAAGAGTATAATTTCAATGGATCAATCACACCAGTTTTTGCTGTTGAAGCTCTTGCGTGTAATCTAGCATTTTTTTTCATTTCAAATTCTTT